ACCAAATCTAATTGGCATTTTGTGTTCTCCAATTTCTAAAATTTCATATTTCATTTTTCTAAGTATTTTGTCTTTTCTGAATTAAAAGAAACCTACCGCCACACTCAGAAAAGAAAACGTAGCGGCAGGCTCTAAAATTTAAATATTATGCAGCAATTGATTGTATTAAAGAACCAGAACCAGTAAAACTTGCTGAATAGGTACTTGTGTCCTCCAAAGGAGCTGATAAACTTAAAGAAGTACACCAAGCATCTCCAACATATTTAGTATCTCCAGATACTGTTGTAGTAACTCCAAAAGTTAAAGTAAAACTTGCTCTTGTTGGCCCTATATATGCCGCAAACAACTCACTCATTGTTAGTCCAGTTATTGGACTTCCTGCAGGGTCTAACCAAGCGTATAGAGCGTCGCATGATACATCCCAGTTTCTCATTCCCTCCATGGAATCTTCCCAACCCCCAGACTCCTTTGAGCTCGTACTTCTGGTGCTATGATTGATATTTATTGTGCAGCTTGTTGAATACGCTATAATATCCGATCCAGCGTAAACCGTTAGATTTGTACCATTTAATTGTCCATCTTGTGTTGCCATAATTTTATGTTTTTAATTTGTTTATAATTATAATTTTTGCTCCTTATCTGAAGCGCTCTTTGTTTTCGTTTCTTTTTTNTCTTTCTTCTTTTCTTCTTTGCCGTAACCGTTTTCTTCTAACCATTTATATCCNTCTTCAGTTACATCTAAAATCATCCCAGCAGTTAATATTTTTCCATTTCTGTTGTAATCTTTTTTTAATTCAAATTTCATTTCTTTATTTTTTTATTCAATCCAACCATTATCTGGATTGTTGATTGTTTCTATTATTTCACTATGAGAATATATTTTATCCCCACTTAAAAAATCAGGAACATCTCCAATAAATTTAACTATTGTTTTGGTTCCATCTAAATTGTATCTTAATGTTGCTTTTGAAGTTTCAATTACTTTTTTAAAGTCAATTGAATCAACATAGCTTTTTTCTATTATAACATATTTTTTTTCCATATCTTTATTCTGGAACATCAGCCTCAAAATCTATTGATGTCATGTTAGTCATTGTTCCATTATTACTATTAGAACTATCATCTGGTATTGTTGGAAAAGTTGCAATTGGATTTCCTATAATTCCTCCATCTCCCATTCTCCACCATCCAATCAATCCAGTATCAGCAGCAACTGTATAAGGTAATCCATCATTATATAAAGTTGTAACTTGAGAAGCTGTTAATTCTACATTAAATAAACTAACTTCATCTATATTACCTAAAAAGTATTGCCCAGAATTTGCATTGTTTCCTATTGAAGATGTAACTCCACTACCAACAATTGTTGGCAAAGAAGCCGTAGTATCTTTCAAAACTCCATCTAAATATAAGGATAGTAAATCTCCAGAAACATCCCAAGATACAACTATATGATGCCATAGTCCATCTCCTTCAATTACATCAGTTGTATTTACTGTTTTAGTAGCTCCTCCTCCTCTATAATTCAATTTTATTTCATTGTTAGAATGTCCATAAAATAAACTTATATAATTAGAACTATCAATAAAACTTGCAAAAAAAGCTCTGTTTGTAGTTGTAATATCTGTTTTTGCCCATAATGACAAAGAACCAGAAGTATAATCTATTACAGAACTAATACCATCAATTGCAACATAATCATCAACTCCATCAAAATTTGTAGAATAAATATTGTTAAATGAATTTAAGACTCTAACATTAAAGTTTAATGATTTTCTATAAACTCCATCCGAACCGCTCATATCATCAAATACATCATCATATCCATCAAAATCAATTGCTTGTATATTAACTCCAACATAAAGGCCGTTTACTCTATCCAAAGCCGTTCTTATATAGTTTGCAAGTTTTGAAGCTTCTGAATAAGTTTTACAATATGCAGAAACCATAACAGAAGCTTTATCTAATAAAGCAACAGAATCCTTTTGGCCTTCTGGTTGTGAGGTTACATCATAAACAATAAAAGGAAATGGAGATGTTTGTTTCATAACATTTGGAGCAATCCTTGTTCCAACTAACTTTGAAACCGCTATGTTGTCACTTAAAATTTTATATATTGCTTTTCCTATATCCATTTTAATATCCTAATGTTCCGTATTTTTTCATTCTTCTAACATCAGCTGCAACTGCTTTAATAAATATTTTCTCAGCCTCTGTAAATCCCTTTTCCAAAACCACACCACTTGTTTGATTAAACGCTTTTTCCATAAAAGGAAAAGCTTTTGACATTCCTCCTCCTCTGTTTTTATGTCCATATTCCACCCAAGCTCCGTAATAACCACCCATATTTTTTTTAAATTTTCCTTTTACTCTTGGTCCAATATACGCTCCATGGACATCCCCTCTTGAAGCTCTTGTTCTATAAAACTGTATTGACTTTTTTAAAGTACCTCTTGCTATTGTTAAACTTTTGTCTGGAGGATATGAAACTCCAACTCTATTTTTTTTTCCAGCTTTTAATAAAGGAGCTCCATCTGCCGCAGCTTTTAGCATTGATTTGGTAACTTTTTTCCAAAACCTTCCCCAAATCAAATCTTTATTGACTCTTTTTGGAAGTCCATTAAACATCTGCATAATCTCCTTAATTCCTTTTGCTTCTACTGAAACACCATCAGCCATTAGTTGTTATCTTTTAATTTTGTTTCTATTTCTAAAAATTGTTCTCTTCCATCTATTTCTTTTATCCCATGTATAATGTAAGTTTTGGAATCATATTCTATTCTGTAAGTTCCTAATATTGTTATTCCTAAATTACGTACATAAAAAACTAAATCTGTTCCTTGAACTTGTTCTTGGGATTCTTCTTTTCTTCTGCTTGCTTTCCAATCTGCATGAGCCCACAAAGTGTAAAGAGTAGCATATACTTTTGTTTCCTCTCCATAACTATCTGTTGTATAAGTTGGAGATTGTACTTCTATTCTTCTATCTAATTGGCCAATACTTAACATACTTGTATTTTATACTGGTCTAATAAATATTGACTTGACAAAGGAAGTTCTGTTGCTGTTCTTCCTGTTATTACAGTTTGCCTGTTTTCGTACCAATTCCCCAAAGTTAAAAGTACAGCCTGTTTAATTCCATCTGGAACATCTGTTGATGCAGTTCCATAACCAGCCGTATATTTAACATGAACAGCGTTTATTCTATCTGCTAAATCTGGTAACGTTCCATCAACTGATAATCCAATTCTTGCAGGTTTTGAAACATCATCTAAAATGTAATTTAAAGAAGCTAAAGTTTGCTCTGTATCATTAGAATCATAATATTTAATATGAGTAATGGAAATAACTGGACTTTTATACAAAGTATAAATTCCATCCCAATTATCTGAATATTGTTCTAAAGTTGCTCTTAAAAAATATTGATTAGTATAAATTTGACAAGATTCTGTTGCAGCAGCTACCAAATTATCTATTAAAGTATCATCTGCCGTAGTATCAACTTTTAGAAAATCCTTAGCCTCTGCAGTTGTAAATAATGGAACAGTTGATAAAGTTTCTTCTTTTAAACTTCTATTCATTTTAAATTGTTTTAAAAAAAAAGGACTGGCTTTGAAACCAGCCCTTTTTAAAGTTATTATAAAATACTATTAAAGAACAGTAGTATATTTAACAAATGAAGCACCAGAAGCAACACCCCAATCCATATAGTTGTTCATTATCAATCTAACCTCACCATTTACAGCTCTACTGTACGGATCTACTGTAATTGAAGAAGGACCAAAAGTTGCAAAATATACACGACTGAAATCACCGAATAAACCATCAGCAGATGTTATTGGAGGTCCACCCGCAGTTGCAGGAGCATTAGAGAAATAACCTGGATAACCAGCTAATCTATCATCAGAATATAATGGAGAAACAGATGCAACTTGAGCAGCTCCTTTAATATTAGAATATAAAGCCCATTGATTAACAAAAGCAAGATTTCCATCTAAACCATGATTATCAGCAATTGTTTGAATAGCTTCTAACATATCAGATGCAGCACCAGCAGAACCACCAGCAGCAGATTCTGTAAATGTTAAAGTACCAGCTGTTTGAACTATTGCAGTTGGAGCAGAAGCAACGTTAGCAGATGCAAACATAGCAGCATCAATTTGAGTACCCATGTTTCTTCCCATATCTCTCATTACAGATGCCTCAGCAGCAGTTCCGTTTTGAGCTAATATAACGTTTGAAAGGTTAGCATAACCAGTTACTCTTTTTGGAGTTAAAGTAACTTTCCCAAAGTCTGCACCACCATCAGCAGCAGCAGCAACTTCTCCAGCCCATGCAACAGTTGAACCTCCAGCTATTGGAAGTACACTGTCTGCAGCGACTGTACCTAAATTATTCACTCCAATTCTGTCATAAAGAGCAGAAGCTTGTAAGCTATCTACATAAGCACCTATTGCTGTTGGAGCAATTGCAGAAGTTGCTTGATCAATAGCTCTTTCTTCTTTCATCATTGTTGGAATACCAATTCCCTGAATCCCTTTTCTAGCTTCTTTTTCGGATTCTTGATGCATCTCTGCCTCAATTCCAGTAAGTTGTCCACCATTTCTAACTTCATTTATAGCTTTAAATAAACTCCATCCTCTTGTTGCTTTTTCAGTGTTTACTTTTTGAACTGGAGTACCAGCTAAC